GGCAAACCTGATATTGCATGTTTTCAAGGGCGTACCGTAAATTGCGCTGAAAAATCGGTTAAAGAACATAAGGTTCCTAATCAGGTTTAAAGCCCCGCGACTTTAGTCGCAGGGGATATTTACTAAAAGGCATCTCCAGTTGCACCAGGTTCGCCTTGCGCTGTTTCCTTGCTTCTTACAATGTGATAATCCGGCTGCTTGCTACCAGCTTCTTTCTTATCGTTTTTGAAAACAACAATACGAATATCCTCCCCAAGAAAGTCAAGCGTTCCGGTGAGAAGTGCCTTGCTGTCTTTCTTTCCTTCCCACAATGCTCCGATCCTGCTGTTTGCCATAAATCTCCCTTGTTAAAATGGTAACTGTTTTCCCGCCGGTGGTATTTCTTTTTTTCTTCCTTGCGCTTGCTCTCCGTCGTCGTCCTCGCTTGCAACGTTAAGCATACCGCAAAGCGCATATCTTCGAGCATATGTCATGGCAGCCCCCATTGCCTGCGGTTCATTTTTCATCGGGGCAAAAAGGTATTCACCAGAAATCCATTCACCGGAAATATGCAGCAGGATTGTTTCGAGAACATTTTGCCCGTTGATAACCTTTGAACCCTGCACAACCGCAATGCCATTTTTTGCAAGCGCATCCCTAGTGGCATCAATGCAAGCTCCCAAGGTAGCATACTTTGAGTGAAAAAACGGGTTAGTGCTATCCTTCACTATTTTGTTGTATTCGGCCTGTGCCTTTGATAGCGCCGTTGCGATGTTTTTTGTTTCTGCTGATTGCATTTTGTGCCCCTGTTAAAGTTATTTTATCTGCACATTCTGTTTTACTACCAACTCCGCCCCGTCCACGGCCTCGCCGGATTTCAGTGCGTCTTTTATTGCAACCTTGTCCGGCTCTTTGCGCTCCGGTATGATGCGCTGGAATTTTGCCGGTATCTTTGTGGAGTCAATTATATTTGCACTCACGCTTTCACGCCACCCTATTTTGCCTGTTGCAAATTCCATCTTTTCACGCGGCTGCATAATTCCGGCAAGATACTGCTTTGCCCATTCTGCGTTACGCTCATGTGAGCGCAGGCGCTTGTCCAGTGCCGCTATTTCATTCATAAGCATAACGGCAAGGCTATTTTCGTTTTTGTAGTAGCACATAGTTGCCTCTATTTTTAAATCTCGCGCCAACTCCATTGCGTCAAGCCTAATGCTTAAATCATTACTTATTTCACCATTATTGCTTTCTGCATAATCCCTTACTTCATTTAATAGTGATAGATATGCTGAGTTAATTTCGTAGAGATTGCTCATAAATTCCCCTTTTTTTATTTTATATGTTTCCAGCATTTTTTATGTTTTATATTACTAATCCATGCTTCGCTTACGCCTATTTTTTTTGCTATATTGCGTCGTGATTTGTCCTGATGTTTTTGTTCCCATAAATAAAATTCCTTAAAAATAGCGCGGCTTACCGTAGTCTGTGGCGCAGATGGACGGCAATTTAAGACATGGAGCCACCGCGCTTGTTGTTCTCTCTGGAATTGCCACAGACTTTTTACTCCTTAAATATAATATATTTTTAAGTAGGTATGTTATTTATTTTTAACTTTCGTCCGGTTCATTGTTCCGCCAGTGGGTCGTTTTCCTCAATCCCGCGCTCGGTGCGCTTGTCCCATATCGCGTCAAGGTGCGTGTAGTTGTCGAGTTCAGTCCTCATGCGTCGCCGCTCTTGCCTGTGCCACAACCTCGCCCTGCGCGTCGCTGTCCGCCCGTATCGTGTCGTCTATGATTTCTAGGCAGCTGCGCCCCTCCGGTATCGGGCTGGAAAAGGCTCGGCTCATTATTGCGAACAGGTCGGGGAGTAGATCACCAACTTTGCCTTTGAAAGCATATACCTGTGTGCGTTCCACGTTATGCCCCTTCCGCCTGTTTGATTGCCTGCTTGTCGCAATAGTGTGCATATTGCTTGTCAAACTCCGATAGAACCGCGTTCGATACCGCGCTGTATATGGAGCGCAGACTTGCCATTTCTACCTCGACAGATTTTACCCGCAACATTAACTTGTCTTTCTTTTTTTTCATTGCTGCATAACGCCTTACATCTATGCTTATCGCCATTTACCCCTCCTTTGTTTTGTGTTTTATCTCTCTTGTCAATTTGTCCATTTCTTTTTTAAAACACGCCGTACAATATCCGTGAGAAACCTTTACAGTATCGTTATGCACCTCCACGGTATATATCCACCAATTGCCAATTTTATATCGCTTGCACACGCAGCAGCGCAATCTGATTTTTAGCGGAAACCGCGCCTTACTCTCGCGGTGGGCAATGAGGCGCTCGTATTGTTTTGTATTCATAGCCACCGCCCGTTATTTCTATGTATTGCATCAACCGTTATCATTCCGGCGATAAAACCTACAAGAAATAGAAGTAATCCGATCACCTTGCCCTCCCAGTAATTATTTTCCCCGCCTGCTCCATAACGTCCCACTTTGAAGCAAAGCCATAACTTGCCAGAATATTGCCAAAATCGTTCTTCTTGTGATAATGCTCGCAAATTGTGCCAAACGGCATACCGCGAGATTTGGTGCTGTGTATCTTGTCGGCAACCGGCTCACGGCCACGGGTGCGCGGGTGCTTGGCTTTGTAGGTGGAGGTCATTACTTATCCTTTAAACGATATGGCATGAATGGGTAAAGTGAGCAAATAGGGCATTCACAATCAATTTTTCCATCAGAATAATACCCCATACATGAGCAGCATTGAGCAATAGCGGCCTGCCGCGCCGAAAGTTTGCCGCCAGAATAGTATTTTTTAAGGTAATCCCGACCTGGCGAGGCTTTTGCACTATCAAGGGTACTAACCCTATCGGCCAAATGCGGAATAGAAGCGGGAAACCTTGCATTTATAACAGAAACCACGTTAAAAACATACTTATTGACCGCCCCTTTTGGCCTACCTGAAAATTTTACACCTTTTTGAAAGGTCATTTTTAACTCCATTAAATTGTTTCTGATATAAATTTACGATAAAAAAATATAAAAGTCAAGTAAATAATAATTTATTTTCAATGCCCATTTCCAGGATGTCGCCCACCAAGCCCATGCCCACCACCCCGCTTACTCCAAAGGTGCGTTGTGTCTATGCCGTGCGGCTGCACCCGTTCATCCTCAAGGCACATCACCGGAGCGGCCTGGGCTTGGCGCTGGGTGCGCTGCTTTTCCGCCTCATATTCGCGCCAGAGGTCGAATTTGATATACTTCGGTTTCTGCTTTACCATTCCCTTTCCTTCTCCGGCTTTTTGCAAAATCGCATATCGTTAATTAAGAGAAACTTCTTTTCAATATCCAATTCAAAATAAGGATTTTCCCCGAATGAAACCGCATTAAATCTGCGGTGTTTTAAAAAACGCCCTATAATTTTATCATCCTTGCGCCACAAGCCTATGGAAAAATCAGATGTGGCTTCTATTGCAGTTCCACCTTTTCCGCTTCTTGTGCCTACCTCTGAATCCATTTCTCGCGTGTCCCTGTTGGTTTGGCACAATGCAATAACGGGAATGTTTAAACTTTTTGCAATTTTCTTTTTTAGTCCAGTCATTATCATTTCAACAGCATCATATTTCGTTTTTGCCTCTGTGGAAACAAAGTCAAGATAATCAATACCAGCAAGAATACATTTTTGATCTGACATTTCCTCGGTTAATTCTATGGTTTTTTTAATATCATCAATAGTTAGCCACGTTTCGTCAACGACATATATTCTGTGATATGGGGATTGTGATATATTGGTTTTTAATTCTTGCCATTGCTGGTTGTTAACGTTTGCGGCTTGTCTTAAATCGTTTGGCCGGTAACAATTAAACATTATTTGCAGTTCTCTTTCAAATTCCGCTTCTGCCTGCATTTCTAAAGAAAAGAAAATAGCAATTCCGCTTTCCGTCGTATCAATGGCCCGCTTTGTTAAATTCATTAAGGATGTTGTTTTGAAACAACCAGGGTTCGCTATTATGCTAAACAAATCCCCACCCCTTAATCCGCCGGTTATTTCGTCTATTAGGTCGAATCCAAATTTCAGGCCAAAAGGATTTTTCTTTGAATCGGTTTCAAACCTTTGCAGGCGTTCACCAATTGAAAGCCCAGGCCTGACTTTTATTTCCGGGGCATAATCAAATGGTTTGGCAAGTATTTTCAGTTTTTCAATATCAAAAATATCCAAGCCATTTAAAAGGCAATCGCGGGAATCCTTAAATGGCAACAAGACGTTTTTGCATTTCCATACTCCTGCTTTTTGTGCAAATTTTTGAGCGCCTTCTTGTCCGGCCTTATCATTATCGAATAACAACCAGATTATTTTAAAATTTTTATTTATTTTTCCCATTTCTTCAGAATAATTACTAGCACCAAACGGCACAGATACCACATTATCTATTCCCATAGCTACTAAAGCGTGGCAATCATCTTCCCCCTCTACAACATGCAAATATTCTTTTTTAAAATCAACATGCTGTAAACCATAATAAATTTTCTTTGCATTTGATTCGGTTCGCATTTGCTTATTAGCGTTGACATATTTAACATTAACTATATCGCCAGTTTCAACATCAACATAAGCATAGGTACGACATGGGCCAAGTCGTTCATCCTTGAATTGGCCGACTCCATATTTCTTTAAAACATCTTCCGGTATTCCGCGATGTTCTTTATAAAGTGAAAAATATTGGTCTGGTTGCTCTTTGTATTTTGATACTTTTACTTGGTCTGGTTTGTGGTAAACTTTAAATTCAAATGGTTCAAAACCCTGGTCGCGTTTGAAGGTAATCAGATTTCCTTTAGTTTGGCATTTAACACAGAAAAAAACACCCGTATCCTCATTGAAAGAAAAATGCTCCGACTTATCTTTTCTGTCCGTCTCACAATAAGGACATTTATCCAAATACAATTCATTTCCGCGCCGTTTGTATCCATAAGCGACTTGAGCAAGAAAATCTAGTAAATCAAATTTATTGTAATTGTCCATTTTGCTTTTCTTTTTCAACAATTTCTTTAACGTGCTTTTGATATTCTTCATCTGGCATACATTTTTCCGGCAGGGGACGGTATTTATCAAGATTTCCATTAAGGATATTTTTTCTTAATGATTTTGCAGACCGTATGTTTTTTTCCCAAAAAGAATCTTTTCTGGCATTCGTCATAGTTTGATCTATTACATCCCAAGGAATTTTATTAATATCATGTAACTTTCTAATTTCCTCCGCCCATATTTGTAAATTGGGCTCTTTCATTAATGTTCCAGATTCTTTTATTTTATTCCAAAGGCGAAATGATAATCGGTATCCGGGAAAATCTAACGGAAAAGCGAGTATACTCTTCTTCTTTCTATTCTCTTCTATACTATCCTTGCGATTCGCGGGGCGATGTCCCCACCGCTTAATATTTCCTTCAATGCCCTTCTCAGAATAAAAAAGGCGTTCTTTTTTGTGATCCAATATACGTTGATTGTAATAATTGCCATGTTCGCAGATGTAGAATAGTTTAATTTCAACACAATAATCAAATATTATTTGCAGTTTATCTATCGCCACCCCATAGCTTATTGATAGCCCCCCGATGGCCTCCCTATTAATGTAACCGGTTGTATCTTCTGCCATTGTTTCACAAATTGCCCAAAAAATACCATATCCTTCCCAACCAAACTTGAAACGCAATTGTAGTATTTTTTGATCGTTTCGTGCTGAATAGTCGTGTTGTATATAAAACGATTTTAACATAAGAGGCTTTTTTAAAAGCTCCGGGCCAAAATACAACCGGCACGCTACAAGCCCTGTAAGAAGCTATGCAACGCTTATTGAGATTGACCCGGAGTTGATAATTCGATTATTCAAAATCACCTTACAGTGAAGGTTTGCCGTCTGCCGGTAGCTCCAGCATGTATTAATTATAAAATGCGCCCCAAGCGTTGTCAAGAAATTTTTAATAATAATCATACCCACTATTGGCATACCCCTTGAAACCGGCTATCAAATAGCGTACCAATATATATTGATATGGCATTTTTACCGATTTGTTTAAATATTCCTTGACTTTGAAAATATTTATGGTATATTTTAGATAAATCAGACAAAAAGTAATAAATAACATGAAATGTATAAAAGAAAAACAATAAAATGCCCGCAGGTGCGCCTACAAAATATAAAACGGAATATCCAGAACAGATAAAAAAACTATGTAGACTCGGGGCAACTAATAAACAGATAGCGGATATTTGGGATGTTTCCGAAGCAATTTTAAAAGTATGGTTGAATGAATATCCCGAATTATTGGCTTCCTTAAAAAAGGGCAAGGATGAATCGGATGCCTGTATTGCTAATTCTCTTTATCACCGCGCTAAAGGATATGAACACCCTGCCGAGGAAATATTTTGTAAAGACGGTGAAGTCACTCGCGTTGATATAATTAAACATTATCCACCCGATACGCTTGCCTGTATTTACTGGCTAAAAAATAGACAGCCTGAAAAATGGTCAGATCGTGAAGGTAAAGAGGAAAAGCAATTACCCGAAGATGTGTCTGTAATTATTGAGGCTGACACGGATGAATGATAAACCCGTAAAGATTCCAGACAGATTTAAAGCCCGCCCGAAGCAGTTAAAAATATTATCAAAATTACTTTGTCGTGATTTAATAGAGGCGAAACAGCACCCTATTTATGGCGGTTTTTTTGGTGGAATAGGATCGGGAAAAACGGCAACGGGTACACATTTTTCGATAACAATGATTAAAAACAATCCCGCTACTGTTGGTTTTATTGGTGCAAATTCTTACCAGCAATTAAATCAATCCACACTTAAAAATTTCTTTGAATATGTAGATAAATATGGGTTTAGATATGTTTATGACATACGTCCGCCTCGTTCATGGGGAATAAAATCGAAATTTAAAAAACACAACGGCATTATTACGTTTGCTTTTGGCCCACAAATAATTGTGCGTTCAATGGAAAATTATGATGATATTAGGGGTATAGAAATTGGTTGGTTATGGCTGGATGAGACGCGGGATACGAAGAAAGAGGCATGGGATGTTGTGAAGGGGAGGTTGCGCGATAATGCAAGTACAAACCGGGCCGGATTAATAACCACAACCCCAAATGGACACGATTGGCAACATGAGGAATTTATAGTAAAACCTGGGACAAAAAACGACGAGGGAAAAATATTAAATAAAGATCATATCCACGTCATTTCTTCAACATATGAAAATAGAAAAAATCTCCCAGAAGGCTACATAGAGTCTCTTGAAGATTCTTACGATTCTTTTCTCGCAAAACAGGAACTTGGTGGGGAGTTTGTTAACACGCAATCGGGGCGCGTGTATTATTCATATACGGATTTAAACCATGATAAAACAATTAAATACGATCCGTCACTTGCGCTTTATATCGGAATGGATTTCAACGTTGATCCTATGACGGCGGTACTCTACCAAAACTACACAGAACAAGACGCAACATTAAAAAATCATATCATAAGTAAAATATTCAAGGTTTATTATTTACGTGGAAGCAATACCCAGTTGCTTGCTAAAAAAATAGTCAACGATTTTCCTAATGCCCCCGCCTATATTCTCACGCCTTGCCAGAGCGGAAGCGCCCGCCAGACCGTTGCACCTATCGGGATAAATGATTTGCGATTAATCCAGGTTGAATTTGTAGGAAAGCCATTACGTATAGCAATGAAAACGAAAAATCCTATGATACGTGACAGGATCGCCGTTACCAATAACCGGCTGGAAAAGAAATTGATTATGATTAACCCTTTGGGTGAGGGGTGCAAAGAACTCATTTCTGATTGGCAGTTAGGGTATTACAAAGAGGGTACGAGTGATATTGACTGGGGAAACGCCTTGCGCGGGCACGCTTGCGCGGGCTTAGATTATTCCCAGGAATATCATCATGGCCGAATGATTCTTTACGATAGTTTTACAAAAAAAAATGGATAATATTGAAAATTAAATATTTACAAAAAGAGGTACAATTATGATTCGTATTCCGGTTAATCCAGCAATCGAAAAAAGAGCACAAAAGTATGAACGTTGCCGCGTTCTTTTTGAGGATGATGAACAAACATTAAGGAATGATAATGATTATACCTATTGTTTCAAATTGCCCCACGAAAAACAAACGGAATATAATTTTAGGAAAAATATATTTATAAACGGATTTATTAACCCGACATTAGAACTTATTAATGCCCCAGGAAATGTCATATTCCGGTGTGCCCCAAAAGAGGAAATACCAGATAATTTATTGACATTTGAGTTTGCGAAAAATGTCATGCATTCAAAATATAATTCTATTTCATTGATACGCTGGATGCAGAATATTGCAAGCCCAATGTTCCGTTTAAATGGTACGGTATTTGTTATTATGGATATGCCGATAGATGTCACGGTTTCTTTACAAGATCAAAAGGATAGAATGATTTACCCATATATAAATTTTATTAATGCCGCTAATGTGATAAATTGGGAAATTCAAAATGGTGAATTTCTATGGTTTGCATATAGGGCTTGCTCAAGACCGGATTGGACGAATTATACAAAGCCTCCGCCTCGATCAACAAAAGAAATTCATGTTTGGGACAAAACAAATCTTACTATTTACCGAAATGGAAAAGATCCTGAAGTAAAACCGCATAATTTTGGATTTGTGCCAGTGATTTATCAAACGGCTTATCCTGATAATTACAATGATATAATTGGGGATTGTACGTTTTTTACCACATCAAAACTGATATTTACAGCCATGAACTTTATGACTTGTGCCAATATGGAAGTGCTTAAATACTCAGCCTCGCTTTTACTTATGCCACAACAAGCGGTAATAGCGGAAAATAGTAATATTGACAATGAGGGTCAAGTGACATTAAAAAAGCATTATGATGAAACAACTATGATATATGGCGGGGATAAGCCGCCCCAATTTTTAACAAAAGATTTACAATCAATTCCTGTAGCAAGAGATCAATATCGGGAATACATAACGGAAGCAATAAATAACGAAAAGAATGCTAAATCTATTAGAAAAATGGGTATTGGTGGTGAAGAGGTTATGCAATCGGGGATAGCTAAAGCAATCGAACGTGATCCGGTTCAGGCAAATATTGTCAGCACTGCAACTGATTGCGAATTATTACATCGAAAAATATTAAACATGGCGGCGATTATTCTTGAAGAACCCCTAGATGAAATCAACGTTGAATATGAAAAACAATATGATATAAAATCTTTTGAGGATAAGTTAAACAATCTGGTAACTTTTATGACTAAGGTAACAGATTATCCATCTATTACTGGGAAAAGAGAAATGTTTAAAAGTGTGACAGAGGGAATAACTGAAGAACCGGAAACGGCCAAGATAATTAACGCCGAAATAGATACGGCGGATGTGAGCGAAAGCATTGTAAACAATGCGGCACTGGAAGCATTGATGAACCCCGGCAAGGGCGCGGGTAATGCTGTTCCAGGTAAGCCTCCAATAGTTCCTCCTACAAAGAAAGGCTTTCCCGGTGTTCCAGATAATAACTAAGGCTTATAATTGCGTTGACTGGATAGAGCGGTGTATAATTGAAACGCAGCGCCAGTTGTTATCTAATTGGAAAATGACTATTGTCATTGATAAAAGTGACGATAAAACATTTTCAAAATGCGCAAGGTTTCAAGAGCAGGGCAAAATAGAAATCCACGTGATGAAAGAGCGCATGTATGGCACGTTTAATTTTATTTATGGAATTGAACAGGCGAAACCTAAAGAAGATGATATAATTGTCGCCCTAGATGGTGATGATTATTTTAACCAATACGACGCTCTTAATGTGGTGCAAAAGCTGTACGATCAAAGCGGGTGTTTGCTCACTTATGGCTCGTTTGCGCGTGAGTCTACCGGGGAGCGGTGTCCCTCGTTTGGGCGCTATGACAAGACCCTGCCAGTACGGGAGCAAAATTGGAATGGTTCTCACCTTAAAACATTCAAGTATAAACTATGGCAAGCTATCCCAAAAAAGTATTTGCAAAACGAGGCCGGAGAATATATAATATATTGTGATGATATGGCGTATATGTTTGCCATGATTGAACTCGCCGGATGGGACAAGGTACAGCAGATAAAGGAACTTCTGTATATGTACAACGACACAAACCTCGAAAACGCTTTCGATACCCACAGAACAGAATGCAAAGAGATTGAGGCTTATTTGCGGGCTATGAAACCGCTTGATAGAAAGCTGTTTTAATGGTTCACATTATCATTTTTACCAAAGACCGGCAATGCCAATTGAATTTACTTAGTCAAAGTATGGGCAAGTTTTTGGACGCCCACCAGTACGAAAATACCCTTATTACCGAAACCGGAAAAGATTTTGAGGCGGCAACAAAGGCGGCGGTAAATTCTAATTGTGAATACACCATGTTTCTGCCGGACGATTGTATATTCACGAGAAAGATAGTATTTGATTATATTCCAGAAATATTAAAGGATAACGTTATTTGTGTTTCCTTGCGTCTAGGTGATAATATTAAATATGATCTTCCATTAAATAAAAACATATCTTCTCCATTACAAACAAGAGGAGGGGCAATTGTACACCAATGGCCCTGGAAATGTTATGTTGGTTATTTTGGTTATCCCATGAGTATTGATGGTCATATTTTTAAGACAAGAGAAATTGCAGAAAAAGTAAATAGATTGTCTTTTGAAAATCCTAATCAATTAGAAACTATGCTTTCACGTAATCCAATTAGCCATGAATTTATGGCTTGCTTTGAAACTCCTTGTCTTATTAATCTCGTTCTCAACCGCATCCAAACAACCCACCTGCACAACAAATCAGGCAATTTCCCCGCCGAATTATTACGGCGTAAATATGACCAGGGCGATAGGCTTGATTTGGATAAAATGGTTGAATCTGTAAAAGGTGCAAATTCTTGTCACGTTATACCTAATAAACTTTATTGGAAAGGCGGAGCCAATGATTAAAGGAACTATCATTGCATTGTGTCTGGCATTTTGCATATTTGCTTCACCTTGCGATACTATCTATCAGGAATTAAAAAAGCAGGATAGCATAAGCCAAGTCAATAAGATTCAGGATTCTATTAATACAGATAAGCATATACGAAAAATTGCAAGGGCGGAGGCGTGGGATATTGTGGGAATGTTTATTTGTACGGTGATAGTTTCTGCTGTTGTCGTAATATTCACTTATCCAAATACTCATTAATATGTTTGATATTTTCATTCCTTGCGCCCAAAAGGACTACAATAAACTCTCCTATGTCATGGATGCTATCAGGCGCAATGTTAATTTTGGTGGCGTAATCCATGTATCAATCCCGTTTGAGGTTGAAAAGTGGACATATAACGACGTGGTATTCCACCGCGATATGGATATATTGAAGGTTGATAAAAAGCTATGGCCTTTCCGCCCGTCATGGATGTACCAGCAGTGTTTAAAGATATTCCAGGAAGTAACGAGCGATATTTATCTTGTCGTTGATTGTGACACTATTTTCAATAGGCCGGTGCAGTTCTTTGAGGGTGAGAAAATGATATGGTATACCGGCTGGGCGCAATATAACAAACCCTATTTCGATTTCCAGAAAAAAATGATAGATATTGGCAAGGTTTGTCCTGATAGTTTCATATCAGATACGGGCTTTTATGACCGAAATATTATCTGTGAAATATTGAAGAAAAATAATTATTCAACCGCTTCTTTCATTGAGAGAGCGCAATTTCTCACCACGCCCACCTGTTATATGTGTGAACAGGATTTATACGCCTCGTACTGCTATAAGCACCACAACGACAGATATATTTTTAAGCCCCTCAAAATGGGTGGAATATCTGCCAAATTGCAAAGCGATGAAAAATTAATGAACTGGACGAAAGGAGAAATTGAGGCGCAAATAGCAAAGATGAAGGGAGTTGATTGCGATACGTTTTCTATGCATAGTTGGTATAATGAATCACCGGAACAATTAAAGGCAAAGGAAAGGATTGCATGAGCGAAATAATCAAGCCGTTTCTTACTATTTGTGATAAATATATTATTCCGGGTGATGTAAAAACCGTATACGACATAGGCGCGGGTGATTGCGTTGAAACATTGGCACTATGGAATCATTTTAAAAATGCTCAGATTTTTGCCTTTGAATGTAACCCTGTTTGCATAGCCAATTGTGCTGCCAATATTGTAAACAGGGATAAGATACATTTAATCAACGCCTGCATCTATGACCGTGACGGATTGATTAAATTTCATCCTATCAACAAAGAATTGACCATTACAACGCATCAGGACGGCAACCCACGCGCATCATCCGTGCATATTGCCAATGGTACATATCCGCTTGAAATATACGCACAAGACGAAATATCTATACTGTGCTCACGCCTGGACACGCTCATGGAAACCTATACCCTGCCTATGCCGGATGTTATCTGGATGGATTTGCAGGGCTCTGAATTGGCAGCATTGCGGGGATTAGGGGCATACATACGGGCGGTAAAATTCATCCATACGGAAGTCACATTAAAAGCTATGTATCACGGGCAAGATTTATACCCTGAAATAGATAAATATCTGGTTGATAATAAATTTAAATTGCTCACTAATTTTGACAAGAATGGGATATGGTGCGATCTGGATTATATCAATGAGAATGTAAAATGTCTTTAACTCCAATATTTATGAATGGACGAGCTCGACCGAAGCCTTTTATTGATGAGGCAATACGGCTACTGAAAGAGCGCGGCGGTGAAACCATAATTGAACTTGGTGGAATGCGCCAAACATTGCGGCATGATATTGACAATTTTTCTTTCCCTTGTTGTGAGGATGGGCATAGTTCCGTATTGTGGGCGCGGACCGGCCTTGATTTTTACAGTGTGGAATCCCTGGAATCGGCGGCAAAGATAACGGCGGCAGCGTGTATTGACTATCCTAATGCCAAAATAATGCACATGGACGGATTCGATTTTCTTTCCAAACTTGAACCGGCTTTTAGAATTGACTTATTTTACCTTGATGCGTGGGATGTCAATTTACCTGGCTGTGCAGAAAATCATTTACAGGCATACATGCAGGCGTTTGACCATTTAGGACACGACGCCCTGATATTGATTGATGATACCGATGTTGATTGTGTTGATAATTTGATAGTGGAAAAGCAGACTGAATACGGCGGAAAGGGAAAATTGCTTATTCCCTACATGATTAGTCAGGATTGGCATATTGTTTTCACCGGACGGCAAACACTTTTAAGCAGGATTTAAAATGATTATTGATCTTAAAAATTACCAGACACGCGCCTTTTCTCAATTCGGGCAAGATGGAGTATTACAAAAGATATTTGAGAAAATAGCCCCTGTAAATAAACAGTTCGTTGAATTTGGTTCATCCGCCAATGATGAAGGCATGGGAAACACGGCGTACTTGCGCCGGTTCGGGTGGAATGGCTTGCTTATGAATGACACTGATAAGCCCTATGGCGTTGATATAATCAATAAAAAATATGACCTGAAAGTTGAAACCGTAACGGCTGAAAATATTAACGAATTGTTTAAAAAATATGATGTTTCTGAATTGCTTGGCTTTCTATCAATTGATGTGGATGGAAATGATTATTGGATATGGAAAGCATTGAGCGACATATATAAGCCTGCCGTGATTTGCATTGAGGCAAACACCTACATTCCCTTTGAAAGAAACATTGTTCAAAAATATGATATTGCATGGCGCTGGAAAGGTGATGCGCAATTCGGTTCCTCGGTGAAAGCCTTGTACGATCTTGGAGTATCAAAAGGATATTCCCTTATCGCTTGCTGTGTATCCGATTTGATCTTTATAAGAAACGAATTAATGCCGCGATTTGTTGAATTTAAGGACATGAATAATGTTGAAAAGTTAATGGAGAATATACCGGAACTCGACGCATTGAAAGAAAACGCAGTCAAAGAAATAAACGCTTTCGACGGGTGGGTGCAACTGTGAGTGAAGCCGTAGTATTTATCCAACTTCAAAACAATCTCCCCGAATGCTTCTGGGATACTTTGCGTAAAACCCGCGAAATGTATAAGGGCGACATTTACCTTATAGCGCCGGAACGTGAATTTGCTTATATTATCCTAAAAGAACTTGACATTAAAACAATATCTAAAGATAAAATGTGCAGTTCTTTCATAAACGAATACGAGCAAAAGACCTTCCTGAAATATGACAATTGGGACGGGTTCTGGGACAACACTTGCAAGCGATTTATCTACCTATATTTATTTATGGAAAGGTACAAAATAGATGAGGTACTTCATGTTGAAACAGATTGCGTCTGCTATATGGATATTGAGGAAATGCTTAAATCTTTTAAGCGAGTATACGATCAGAAAATTGTGTTCATACCTCATGCACCGGAACAATTAAACGCCGGTATTGTTTATTGTAATTCGCTGGATGTTTGCCGTGTATTTTGCGACAGTATCCTTGAATATTTTGGTAGGGGGAAACAGTATTTTCTTGATACCTATAAGACGCAGAAAATAATAACGGAAACAGTATTTACCTATGCGTTTTATAAGGAACATCCTGAATTGGTTGATCTGTTTCCTGCCATGCCTGGCGATTTGCACCATGAGGAATTAGGCTTTTTTGTAGACCCGGATGGGTGGGGACGTTGGGTTGATGGATTGCGGTATTCACCCGGCATATCTCATGCCATTGCTAATTATCATATAGGCGCGGCATTATTAAAAGGTATTTATGATATTCATTTTGCCTATGAAAATGCAAAGATAAAAATGCCTTATGTTCATGACAATTTTACGAGGTTATCTTATCCATTGGCAACATTACACTTTAATTCCAAGCGGGTGAATAAGTGGCTGTAATTTTAATTCATATAGGAAATGAATTGCCCGCATACCTTTATGATTGTATTAAACAATTAAGGATATGGGGAAATAATCGGATACATTTATTTACCGACAAAGAATTGAAACAATTTGACAATGATAAAAAAATAATACAATACGGTAAGCTGCAATTTTTCTCTCCCCCCGGTTCGTTCTGGGACGTAACCTGCAAGCGTCTGTTTTACCTTGAATGTGCTATGTGTTATCTGAAATTAAAATCGGCATGGCATATTGAAAATGACAATCTTGTTTATTGTAATCTTTATACTGTCGCTAACAGCCACGATTGGGCTGGGATTGGTATTACGCCATGCACAGACACGGAGAGCACGGCAAATTTCATGCTTGTGAATAAAATTGACGCGCTTTCCAGAATGACAACAAAGATACTTGAACTAATGGAATTAGGCATAGACGTGATAAAAGAAAAATATAAATGTGCCTTTGTTGGTGAAATGCGTCTATTACAAATTGTATCTGAATTAATCCCTAATGATTTTTTTCACTTTCCAATATTGAATGAGCATGGCGATTATTCCATTTATGACTGCGCTTCATGGGGGCAATTGCTCGACGGTATACCAGGAGCGCCGGGGGTGCCAGGGGTATTTGATGTCCATACGATAGGCCATTATCTGCTATCATTACCAGAAGCAGAACGTAAAATTGATTGGCTTATTGATGAGCAAGGTAGAAAATATCCTACATTCAAGGGTAACAAGATTATGAATTTACATATACATTCAAAGCGCCTTCACCTATGGATATCAAAATGAATTACGACTCCTTACCGTGGGTATTACTGCCAGACGGCACCCGAAAGATTAATGAGGAACTTTACGACGTGATAAATTACGTCAAGCCATATCTGCCTGAAAATCCTATTATCTTAGAGGCAGGCGCGTCTACGGGTGAAGATACAATGAGGTTTAAGGAAACATGGCCGAAGTCAATTATTCATTGCTTTGAACCTGTACCGAGTTTGTTTGGTAAATTACAAGATAGAGTTTTAGGAATAAAGGGAATAGCTGCACATAATTTTGCATTGTCAATATCCTTTTATGACCAAAAATTTAATATTGCAAAAAGCGAAGAGATATCTTCTTTGTTTCCTGATAATTTTATGAATATAAATATACCGCAAGATGTCCTTGATTCGGTTAATATGAAACGTGAAGATGCTCATGATTATGACGATACTGAAATAATTGTAAAATGTATGACCATTAATACCTATTGCAACATGAATAATATTCATGCTATTGATTTCATGTGGCTCGACACGGAGGGCGCGGAATTGAAAATATTACAGGGAGCATCAAATATTTTAAGCCGGGTTAAAGTTGTTTCGTGTGAGTTAAATTTTCAGCAATTCCGAAAAGGCGCGGTTATGTTTGATGAACTATACGATTTTATGATTAAGAATAATTTTGAATTAAAATATATTTGGGGAAGGGATAATTGGCAGGGTACGGGAATATTTATAAACAAAGGAGCGCAATAATGGCAATGACACGCGAGCAAGTATGGTCTATGCACAACGCAACCGCAACGCATCAGGGACTTTTAACCGGGCTTGTAGCGCAAACTACCGGGCCAGTTCTTGAATGTGGGGTTGGGCATTTCTCCACGCCTGTATTGCATTATATGTGCAAGCACAGGCCGTTGCTTTCATTGGAAAATGACAAGGATTGGCATTCCTTCTTTCACCCTCAATTTTCAAACGGTATACATTGCCTATATTTTTTTAAGGATATGGAATATGCGGACGTATTGAAACAGGATTTTTGCAAAGACCTATTCTGGGATGTCGCCTTTGTAGATCATTCACCCTGCATTAAACGCAAAGATACCGTACAGGCATTGCGCTCGCACGCTAAATACATCGTGGTACATGACGCGGAGCCGCAAGCCGTGGCTTATGAGTGGGGCAACCTGTTCGATACATTCAAGTATAAAAAGTATGATGATTTCTACGGTAACGGGACAATGGCCGTTAGTGATTTTGCACCAATAGAAATGGAATAATAATGAATCAGTTTGCCAATTTTACTAATGATGATTTTATAACGGGTGAAAAATTCCAAGCATGTTGTGATATTGATTTAGATTGCCGTATAGATGGGCCAAGAAAGCCTTTTGTCATACCTGACAATTTGAAGGAAAAACCAGTATTAAAAGTGTTTGTTCAAACGCATTATTTGAATGAATACTTGCCACAAATTGCAAAAATAACTGACAAAAAATTTATCCTGGTTACTCACAATAGCGACGGTTCAATCACAAAGGATAACCCGCGCTGGTATGATTATCAGCTTATGGGAATACCGGAAAATATTGTGCATTGGTTCTGCCAAAATTGTGAGGTTGAAAATTACAAATTAACACCTATCCCTATTGCCCTTGAAAATGCCTATTGCGTACCACGGGCGGGCAAGCAACGGAAAATGATTGACCATGTTATAAATCCAAAGCCGTTTTCAGAACGCAGCAACCTTGCCTTTATGTGCGGTAACGTCTGGACTAATGCCTCTGCCCGATGCAAACCATACGAGCTATTAAGAGGCAAGCAGTGGGTAAAGATAGGTACTGGTATCAATGGTGCAAAATCGTTTGACTGGTACAGTGAGCAAATGGCAAATAGTGTATTCATAATGTCGCCGGACGGTAACGGGCGCGATAGCGTGAGGACGTGGGAATCGCTATATTACGGTTGTATACCGATAGTACAGAGGCATGTTTTTACTGAATATTTTGCCAAATATTTACCCATTATTATTATAGATGAATGGAAAGAAATATTTGATACTCATAATGAGGATGGTCATTTGTGGGCTTTGTGTTACGATATTGAACATAAAGAAAATTATGATTTTAACATGCTCAAAATGTCCTATTGGAAAGATAAAATAAATGATTACCTATGACCAGGGCGGCGGGTTCGGCAATAGGATGTTTCAATATGTCTTTGCCCGCCTTGTCTCTGAAAAATTAAAGCTTGCCCTCAAAACACAGCCAAGTAAGGATGTCACTGACGTAATTGGAATAACCGGACAGCAGGAATACCGCTATTATGAAAAAATAAAGCATACTATAAACGATCAATTTTCCTATGACAATATTCTAAAAAGAGATTTTGAAGATTGCGGGTATCACCTTACAGGGTACTGGCAACATTCAGAATACTACCTTAAAAATAGGGATTTAATCAAATCCTTTTTCCTTTATTCTTCACCTGTTGAACTTGACAAGAAAAACATTGTTGCTCACATACGGCTTGGCGATTATAAGTTTTATGGTAAGAAAGGGAATGCCCTTCACCCTGATTATTATTTGAACATACTGAAAAAAGAAAAATATGATAAATTATTTATAGTCACGGATGAACCTGAATGGAAAGAATATTTCGATCATTTCAAGGGGATAAATTACGAGATAGTTTCTGATACAAACAATGTGGACAGAATTGCAAACAGTACGGCGCGTGATTTTTACTACATGATGAAATTTGATAGAGTTATCATTGGCAATTCATCATTCTCTTGGTGGGCTGCATTTCTTAGCAATGCGTCAAAAATATATACTCCTCTATGCTGGATACGGTATATGTCGGACGCCAAGTGTAATCTTCACTTAATACAAAACGGCATACCGTCAAAAGCTGGATATTACGACATTGAATCAATACGAAAATATAAAAAGGTGTCGTTTATTGTATGCATGAACGCGTCACGTAAAGCGCAATTACAAGGGTGCATAGATAATATAAATGAGTTTTACGGTGATATTGACAAGGAAATAATCATTGTAGAACAGGACGGAAAAGAAGATTTCAAGCGGGGGCAATTGTTTAATCTTGGCTACAAGGAATCAATGGGTGATCTTGTGGTATTTCAGGATGTAGATATACGGTATATGAGTACGATTGATTTTGATTATCACATGCAAATATTAAATAATCCCTTTTGCCCGTGGGTATTTATAGCGCAAATAAAAGAAACTGCATTAGGGTATACGGTTACAAAAACAGATAGGCGGCCTTATGGCTTTGGTGCTGTCAACGTATTCACCCGTGAGCAATTTGAGAAATGCAATGGTTTTAGTAATCTTTACATAGGGTGGGGAGGAGAAGACAATGAAATGAATGCGCGGGTAAAATTTGAAAGAATAAATCATACATTGGGACACATAGAACATGAGCACGCACCAACTGGAAAAAGAAATACAATCATAAGCCGCACTTGTAAAAACAGAGATATTGCAAAAGATGGAATTGAACAAACAATATTTAAAAGCCGTGAGTCAATATTTTTAAGTGAAACGCTTAATCATTATAAATATATCGGCATTGATGTTTGTGAATTATTTGAGTACAGGGCTTTGTTAGAATTAGATGAAGAAAAAATAATAACTAATATCAGGAAGCAATACAATACCCATATTCCCATAGGTATTCTCACACATAACCGGGCGGGATATTTCAGGGGTACTATTGCATCTTTAAATCAAACTCTTTCGATTGATAAAAAAAAACTGTTCATATTTGACGATGGAAGCACGGAGCCGGAACACAAGGAAGTCATAGATAGATTGAAAAGAGAAACGAACGTGATTGAATTTGGCAGGACGCATAAACCTTTCAAGGCTACAAAAAAAGCTATTGAGTATATGTACCTGAATAGCAAAGACAAGGAAATGATACTGTGCCAGGATGATATTCAATTTTCAAAGGATTGGTATTATAATGCCATGATTGCGGTTGACGCGATGTATAGGGCGGGGCTTGACTGGGGAACTTTGAGCCTTTACAATTTGCGCACCCCTTCTGTACGCCCGTATGTAGCCATTGAATCAGGCCACGCCGGGGCGGTGTGTTTGGTTATAAGCCGCGAGTTCTGGGCGCAATACCGCAAGGAAAACAGTATTGAGGACGGGCGGGAATGCTGCCTTGCTGATTTCCTTCTTGCCCATTGGAGCCAAACACATGAGACGCGGAAATTTGCTGTATGCGTTACAGGTAGGTCATTGGTGCAGCATGTAGGTGTAAAATCATCATTGAGCGAACGCGATATGTCCGATTGCATTACCCCTTATTTTGTGGAATAAATATGCCTACAAAAACACGCCTTGCCGATTTGGAAAATATAGAAGAATATTTGAGGAGTCTGCAAAAGCTGGAAATAACGCTCCGGGACCAGACTGGCAATAATCCTATCCATGCCACTATCGTAAAATATGCTGCAATGAAAGCTTTTTATGAAGATCCTGCTGTATTGATGAAACTCAAAGCAGAATTGCAGACAATTCTTGCCGTAGTAGTGAAGCGCTCCGGCAACGCTGGTACATTAATGGGAGAAAAAGCTTTAGAGCGGTTTATCTCAGGTAAAGAATTAAGCATGGAGTCATTACGCCAGAAGCGACTTGTTACTATGTTGACTGACAGGCAGGCGCGGGACAGAATGGCTGTTTATCTAATGTCGCTCGAAAAGGAAACCAATATTTTAAAGGCCGATATGCAAATTTACAAAATGAACGCCAAAATAGCAGGATTTACAGACCAGCAGACATTAGAGCAACTCATGAGTGCGGGCAAGGACAATGTGGGACTTACGGCACAATTCGAGAAGGCAAGCGAAAAAATGGCTATTGCGGCGGCCAGGAGAGAGGCGCAGAGCAAATCGTTTGATGAGTACCGGCAGGCCGCCGACCCTAACGAGGAATGGGAATGGATAACCATTAGCGCCAAGCCTTGCCCGGACTGCATAGAACGCGGGGGGAAGGTGCTTTCTTTGGATGATTGGCAAACCCTTGGATTGCCAGGAGATGGAAGAACTATTTGTGGATCGTTCTGTATGTGTCAACTGATACCCGTATCTATTTCAGCCGATATGTTCCCAGATCAAAAGTCATTCAAATATGACCTCAAAGAGACGGTATTAACCACGGCAAAAGAATTGCGGTTATTGAATAGTGCAAAAGCAGAGGAATAATGGACAGAGAAACAATACACACTATCGTTGAAAAAGAAATGGACGAGAATGAGGCTGAAAAATTTACCGGGCAGACGGTGATTGTTATAAATTCCCGTGATGGGGGGGCTGGTAAAATACAGGTTGAAAAAAGAGCTAAAAAAGAATATAAATAATAACTATTGACTTTTTTAATTAAATAACATATATTGGTCTTATAAGGCGTTCTTTAACCGGAAAGCCCAATAGCACTTTTTAGCGGTTGCGCGTGTTTTACACAACCCCGCTTAGAGTAAAATCTAAGTGGGGTTTTTTATTTATGGGCACAAAAAAGAAAAATAAGGAACCACAAAAAATACAAACCAAAGACGGTTCAACTGTGCTATTTAAACAAACACCAGGAAAGCCTTATTTCATTTTTAAAACAAGACTTGATTCGTTAGAGAAAGAAATAAATCATGTTTCTTAATCGTTCAAACCATTTCGCCGGAGACGGACTTTCGGGCGAGAAATCCCAAAGGAAAGAGGATTTATGTTAGACGCAGTTGTTTATAATTTGCTCAAAGAAAAGCTGGCGGAAACCGAGTATCCCGTAGAAATCGAAGGGAAAAAGGTTAAAATGCTGGACTGGATTGCAACAACGCTTTACGAAAAAGCCGAGAATGCAGTCAAGATTCAAAACGCAAACAAGGATTTGACCACGCAGAGAGAGGAATGGGAAAAACAGAAGAAAGCCCTTGATGCTGAGATTGTGGCACTAAAGGAAAAGACGGCCAAGATTGACAAAAAGGGTATGAACGAGGAAGGTGAAGCCAAGTTAAACGCGGCCATACAGGACGCGAAAGATGCCAAAGCAAAGGTTGACGCTCTTATTTTGGAGAACCAAAAAGAGAAAACCGCAAGGCTTGAAGCTGATTTGAGAAGTGAGGAAGCCACAATGCGTAAAGACCTTATTGAGAAACTTGGTGGAAAGAAAATAGTTGATAATAGCGCAAAACTCGCTCTAAACACCCTGATAACTGAAGGGTATGCTTCTGTTGTTCGCAAAGAAGATGGTTCAATTGAACGCCGTTTTAGGCTTAAAGATGCGGCGGGGAATCCTTTAGCGGCAACGCTTGAACAGGTTGTCGAACAGTTTGCAAAAGATAATCAAAATCTTGTTTCCGGCATACCCGCGAAGGGCACCGGGACACAAACGGATAGAGCAAATTCGACAGGTGCGGATGATGTAAATCGAGTTGGATTTCAGTCAATGGTTAGAACCATGAGAACGCAACAATAAACTTTAAGGAGAATACTTATGGCTGACCAAGAACTTACCCTGATTGAAGCTGCAAAGCTTGAAAAACCGTCTTACGCAACCGGTTTGATTGGCACATACGCGGAAGCGTATCCTAATTTTGCCGTTGCGCCTATCGTTCCTTCCGACCGTATTTACTCATGGGATGTTGAAGACGATCTCCCGTATACAGGTTCGACGGGTTCGCGCCTTGTCGGTGCTGATTTCGATTCGACGCAGGGCAATGTAAAACCCTATTCGAGCGAAGTCAAGGCTTACGGCGGAAAAATCCAAGTGGACGAATACATAGAGGACAATCTTCCCAAATCGGTAGCGGCACAGGAAATCATGCAGATGAAATCCTTTGCGCGTAAAGCTTATATTGACACCTTCCAGGGCGCAGGCGGTGCAGATTTTCGCGGTATCAAGGATTGGCTTGATAATGATTCTGGCTTTTCAGGCCAGACAGTGAATGCAAGCGGATCATCTCAGGCTGTCATTTCGCTTGATATGCTTGATGAGCTTATCTCGAAAATGGTTATCACTCCGTTTACGCAGATTCACGCAAATCCTATTGTCATACGAAAAATATGGCAGTTGAACCGTGGCAACGCCTCGGCTGGTTATTTTGTACAGTCTGCCCGTTCAGAAGTCGGCCAGGTGCCCATGGCCTACAACGGCATTCCACTTATCCCTACAAGTGACGGCAAAAATGCTAATTTGTTCTCCGTTGTGGAACCTGATTACGCAACTACACCAACATCGTGCTCGCTGTATATCGTAACGTGGGGTATGGAAGGCGCTCTTTATCATTCATCCAATACAACACTTGGAGCGAATGGTGCACCGATTCCGCAGCTTGTAAAGGCTACTCCCGGTACGAATTATACATATACCAGGATGAAATATTATCTCGGTTTCGCCCCTACCGCCATCAGGTGCATAGGCCGAATCCGTTATCTTGCAAATTCACTCTAACCAAAAGAGGTTTATTTTATGGCAGATGAAATTGTAAAACAGGAAGCCGAAGGACAGGCAAAAGCCGAAATTAAAACAGAAATATCTTTGCAAGATATTTTAACACGGTTTGAAAAACTGGAACTTGCAGTTTATAAGCCTAATGATAAACCAATACAGGTACAATCGAAAAAGAATTTTAATACTGATCCGGGGCCGTTTCCACGCGGTTCCGGTGTTTCAAACATCAAATAAGAAAGTGAGTTTAATATGGGATATGCAACATGGTCACCTGATGGAAAGATAGGCGGGACGACTCTCAAAGCTTCCGCCGCTCTTACCAATGCGACTACAAAAAACGTTGAAACGGCTGTTGAACTTGGCAAGGGTAAATATCGTATTGTTACCGGTATTACCGCCATGACTCTTGCCGGTGCGAATGATTTTTATCTCATGGTACTCGAAGCAAACACGAGGGATGCCACTTCGACATATTACGAAATTGGTACTCTCTTTGCGGGTGGTGCAAAGGAACTGACTGGACGCAGTGCGAATGATTCTGTTGGCAATCTCGAAATCATAGTTGATAACCCGTATGATTATCAGGTACGGGTTGTCACCTATATCGTAGCATCCGCTGGCAGTATTACGGCGAGCGTCAAGGCGTATCCGTTGACGAGGAAAGCTTAAACCTGTATTTTTCACCGGTTGAAAAGCCTCTGGATAATACCGGGGGCTTTCACTAAACTTTTACGGGGAAAATATGGGAACAATAATTTCGGTAACGCATCTTAAAAATATCCTTCCTGCCGATGCCGCTGATACGAATAGCGTTTTAACGAACGCAACCGTTGAAGCTACCTCCCTTGTAAATTCCTGGGCTTCTCACTATTTACCATTTCCAGAAGTTGACGTATACGGGTACGCGCAAGCGCCCGGTATTGTCATTTATTATTGCAGGCAAATTGCAAAATGTTTGTATTATATGGGAATTGGGCAAATTTACAGGGACGGTGCGGAAAAGAAAAGTTGGCAGGATGATTTGAATTATTATAAAAAACTTCTAAATGAATTGGATATTGAACCCACAATACATTCGATTGTTCTTACACTGGATTCACATGGTCGAATGTTGATAGCGCGTAATATAAATATACTTCCACAACATCCGCAATGCCGTTTAGAAAGTAACACATCGCCTCCTACAGTTTGGAGTTATGGATGGGATTGGTTAATATATCGTGGCAGATATTATAGCGGCGACTATGAAGACGGTTGGTATTTTACGGCTCTTACAAATAGAACAACTATGGAGGGTACGCTTTATTATGCCAGGTCTTATCGAAACGATCAAAGGGATTATATGAAATATAAGAGTATGGGTGTGCTTGATATTTTAAAAAGAATTGATTTACTGTAATGGGTAACGGATTGAATATTACCGTTGATAATACCGCATTATTGCGGGACATCGAAACAAAACTAAAGGCACTCAATAACCCTTACCCATTACTTAAAAACTTTGGGCGGTATAGTAAAGCCGTAACGTTTCAAATGTTTTCTGGGGTTAGGCCGGATACAACTGGGGTACGCGGGGAAAAATGGAATCCGTTAAAAATTGAGACAATCGCGCAGAAGCGGAATCTAATGTCGAAGGGTGAAGCGGTTGCGGCTGATAGGCCGCTTGTGAGAACGGGCGAAATGATGAATAGTTTAACGAGTGAAATGTCTGTGAAAATAAAAGGCAAGGGCATGGAATATGGCACCGATGTGAAAAGCAAGAAAGGCTTTCCATATCCAGGCGTGCATCAAGTGGGTGATGACAATGTCCCGCAACGTAGATTTCTATTTTGGAATGATACCGATTTACAACAGATGCTTAAAATGTCCATTGATTTTATTGAGGGAAAATTGAGAGATTTTGCTTCATATATGAGTAAATAATATGAATATCCTTAATCGTGACGGTGTGGCGGCGATGGTTGCTGATTGCCTCAAGGCTGATACAACTACGCTTTACGGTCCGTCCAAACTCGTACAGGTCATTACGAGCGACCCGATATTATTTATCAATGCCGCCGTGGACATAAATTCGCCCTATAAGCTTTTTATCTGGGCACCCGACAATCCCACAACGGCGGTACGGACACAGAACAGCGATGAAGTTTTTGTTTTGAATTTTCGCATAGATGGATTGGCAGTTGTTCCAGAGACGGCATTTCGTGTGATAGATCAGGTGGATCAGCAAATAAAATGCCTTATTAATAATGAGTTTTACACTGGAACAATGTTTACCTCATTTTATACAGACGTGAAGGGTAAGGTTTTTGACGCAGAAAGAAGTGATGCCGCCATTTCAGTGACAAAGGATAATGGAATTGTTACGGCCGAGTGTTCGGGAGCTATCAGAATTTTAATAAATCGTTTGAAATAATTTATTAACAGGGAGGAATTATGGGTTTAGAAAATCGCAAGGGGTCTCGCGTGTTTTTCACCTACAAAGAGACAAAAACTGGACAAGAAAACCATCCAGAAAATTATAAAGTAAATGGGGCAAGATTTGAGGGCAGGGGTACAATGACACTTCCCGCGCCCACCCGCGTTGTTGAAAGCGACAAGGGAAAACTCGGTAGCGGTGAGGCTGGCAAAAAGGCGCGATTAATGACTATTGCAACGCCGTGGAGTTACAAGACAAATAGACCTGGAGAGATTGGTTTCTTGCTTTGTTTCTTCATGGGAAAAGCCGACACATACGCCTCTACTTATTTCCATACCCTGTATCATTTGAAGCAGGGCAGCCTTGAACTTCCCACCTTTGGCTTTCAGTTTGGCGACGGTGTTACAAACAAGATTTACGCCGGTGCAGTGGTAAATGAGTTCAATATCACCATGCCCTTTCAGGGTGGAAACGGACAGATTGAGGCGACGTTTACAGGGTGGGCAAATAGCCATTATGTAGCGTCGGATGTAATAACCGTTTTGCCTACTGGCACATTTTCGAGTGGCTTTGATAATACATTTGCAGAACCGATTGTGAATGTGAAATCAACAAGTGTATGGCTTGCTGATTCTCTTGAGCCTGCCTTTGGTGCTTCCAGTATAGGAGCGGCAGCTGAAGATTTGGGTGCAAACCTGATTGATATTACAACCCTGATTAATTCTTTGACAATCACCGGAAACAACGGGATGTCAATGGAAGACAAGTTACGGGCTGGCGGGTGTGGTATTATCAATGATTGGACGAGGGGAGTAAGAGCGGTAACATGTGAACTTAATGCCCGCAAAGACACCTCCATTATCAATTGGGACACCATTGCAACGGCGCGGACACAGAAGGCGCTTGAAGTTGAATGGAACGGCCCGACGCTGGGTGCGTCAACATACTTGCTTGATATGTTTATTCCGGTCATTGAAGTGAATACTTGCCCGGAAGATGACGGAACGCCGGTATCGCAG